GGCGGAGGTGGTGGCGCTGGCGCACTTGGCGGAAATGCACCAAATACTAGCCCTAGTCCTTCTTCGGGAGGCACAGGTGGCAATGGCGTAAACTCGTCCATCACCGGAACGTCCGTGGGTCGAGGTGGCGGTGGGGGTGGCGGTATTTATTTTACGTCCGCTTCCACCCCAGGCGCAGGTGCAACCAGTTTTGGTGGCGGTAATGCAGGCGTTACGTCTGGGGCAACTGGATCTGTCGGCTCGGCAAATACTGGCGGTGGCGGCGGTGCAGGCATCTTGCTTAATTCCGGCACGTTCGATGGAGGCACGGGTGGATCTGGTGTGGTGATCTTGAAAGTGCCGGATAACAGAACAGCGACATTTTCTGGAATTACCCAGACATCAACCACTTCCGGCGGATTTACGATTTATACCTGCACGGCGGGCACCGGCACTGTAACATTTTCGTGAGGGAGAAAATGGCACACTACGCATTTCTTAACCCCCAAAATATTGTCACTGAAGTCATCGTTGGCAAGAACGAGGGGGAAGACGGAGTTGATTGGGAAGATTGGTATGGGAATTTTCGGGGGCAAGTTTGTAAAAGAACATCCTACAATACACGAGGGGGAATTTATTACATCCCAAACAGTGTGCTGCCGGACCCAGATCAGTCGAAAGCGTTTCGAAAGAATTACGCTGGAATTGGCTACACGTATGATGGGCAGAGAGATGCGTTTATTCCAGCGCAACCTTTTCCTTCATGGACACTGAATGAACAGACATGCTTGTGGGACCCTCCGGTCCCGGAGCCGCTTGGCGCTCCTTATTATTGGGACGAAGACGCCCAAGAGTGGGTTGAACTTACTTAGTCCCACAGTTGCTTAGGATTTTGATGGCCTTGGTAGCGATGTGAATGCAATGTGCTATGCTATCAAGCGTTAAAGGGATGTTACTATGACCACGCCTGAGACATTTGCTCCCGGATATCGCCTGACAGATGGCGACAGGTTAAATCTGCGGATTGCAAACCCACAATGGTCTACGACACAGACGGTTGCCGCGACTCCCGGTGGCACGATGCAGACTTCTGTGAAGGTCGTGAATGCGATTACCAATGTCACGACAGCCTCCATCCCCGGTGCAAGTATTACGCTCCCGCAGGCTTTGGTCGGCACGGTGCTGCTGGTCATCAACTCGACGAACAATGATATTCGTGTTTTCTCGGATGGCGACTCGACGATCAGTGGATTGTCGGGGCTTGTTGGTGTGCTGGTCGCGCGAAATTCGTTTGGCTTTTTTGCTGCGAATGCGACGAAAGAATGGTCGTATGGTAACTTTTACGAAACGACTGGTTCTCGTTCGGGCACGGGGCCGCTCGTCTGCCAAAACAATGCGACCATTAACACTCCAACGATCAATGACCCTACGGTTAATGACGGCACTTTCACCAATTCAACATTTGTAACTCCAGATTTGGGCGTGGCAACTGCCACATCCATTAATAAAGTTACAATTACGCAGCCTGCAACTGGCGCAACCCTCACACTTGCGGATAATTCCACGCTGGAAACGCAAGGTGATTTGACGTTCCCGCCGAATGGTGGTGCAGGCGAAAATGGGTATGTGCTCAAGACAGATGGTAGTGGCACACTTTCGTGGGATCAACTAACTGCGGCAGACGTGGTAAATGTTCCAGCGGGGAGCATTGCTGCGACAGATGTGCAAGCTGCGCTTAACGAATTAGACACGGAAAAGTTGGCGGCAAACTTTGTGCAGTTGTATGGCACGGGGCAATCTACGCGCACGTATCAGTCTAAAGTCAGTGATTTTGTCAATGGCTTGGATTTTGGTATGGTCGGGGATGGCGTAACGGACAATACGACTGCTTTTAATAATGCGATGGCTGCGGCGGCTTTATGCCCGACCCGCACTTTATTTGTTCCAGCGGGCCAATTTTTGTTCTCCAGCGCCCCTAACTCCTTACCGCGTATCAAACTGATTGGGGCGGGCTCGCAATCGTCTGTGTTGACGAGAGGTTATGTGGAATCTACGGATAGAGGTTTGCTGGATATTCAACCTGGCACAGGCAACGGCACGATTATTGAGGGTTTTGCGATTAATGCCGGGGTAGGATCGTCTGGTGGGTCGGTAATTTCTGCGATTGCTAACAGCGCGCAAGGGGTGTCGGATTTTACAATTAGTAATATGTATATTACACCGGGCGCTGTTACTGATGCGTTCGTTTATATGTTATATTTCAATGGCACACAAAAATCGACTGGCGCGATTGGAAATCGTGGTATCAGACTTTACGGGCTGACATTGTTTGGCACAAGCTATGCCTCGGCGTATTTCGCGGGATGTGAAGGGCTGTGCTGGAATGGTGGGAATGCGAACGCTGCTGGAGGCACAGGCTTGTATAGTGGTGGAATTCAGATTGACGGCACGTCTGCAGTTCCTTCAAATTACACCATAATTGACGTAGCCAACATTAATGGCGCGATCAATTTAAACTACTGCAATGATGCTTCAATTCGGACAACTTCTATCGGAGCCCTAGGTGGCGTGAGTGTCTGGAATTCTGCGAACACAAATAATACTCGTATTCGCTACACAAGTTTGGCTGGATCAGTCCAATCAAACTGGACCAACAGCGGCGCAGCAACCGCGTAAAGGACTCAAGGATGCCGTCCCAACATCACTATACATTTTCAGAACTTGTGAACACAGTCTTCGAGACTGGTGCGGAAAAGGCGGGAGCGGCAATCTCTGTGGGCATGATAACTACACCAATTTGGCTTCAATATCTGCAATCTGTTTCGCAAGTTGCTGCGCTATTGGCTCCTATCCTCGGCTGCATCTACCTGCTCATGCAGATCGGGTTTAAATTGTTTAGCAGGAAAAGGATCGACACATGAAAAAGTGTTGTAGTCATAAACGCCCGGACCGGGAAAGTCATGTTATGGGAATGCACCATGACATGAGAAAACTTATGAGTGCGAAGGCGAATAAGGGTGCGATTAGCCCCCGGACGCAGCAGGCTGAACTTAAAAGTCTGAAATCTAGTAAGCAGCCTGGAGGCATGTGATGAGAAAGATGACGATGAAAGAGTGGGAGAAATCTCCCATGGATAAGAAGATTGATGCGAAGATGAAGAAAAAGGGCGTGAAGGAAGGCTCCAAAAAAGATATGGAGATGGACAAGAAAGCCCTTGCTGCGTATAACAAGAAGATCGCCAAAAAGAAATAGACCCACTTTGGATTGCGTATAAGATGGACCTAACTACGCAAAATGCTAAAGTTATTGAGTGGCCGGAAAAGCTCCAATGTCTTTTCTGGCCGCAAGTCAATGGCTTGCCTGTGCGTTATCGGGTTCTCTACGGTGGTCGAGGTGGCGCGAAATCTTGGGGCATTGCAAGGGCGCTTGTCATTTTAGCGGCAAAGCGGCCCTTGCGAGTCCTGTGTGCCCGTGAATTGCAGAACTCAATTCGAGACTCGGTGCATCGTGTGCTGAGTGATCAGATTGAATTGCTTGGGCTCAACGGTTTTTATCAAATCGAGCAAGCGCGCATTTATTGCCCGTCAACAGGATCGGAATTTTCTTTCGAGGGCATTCGAAACAATGTCACGAAGATTAAGTCGTATGAGGGCGTGGATATCTGTTGGGTGGAAGAAGCGAACAAGGTCACGAAGAACTCGTGGGATGTGCTGATCCCGACAATCCGTAAAGAAGGGTCTGAAATTTGGGCGTCGTTTAACCCAGAGCTTGAAAGCGACGACACGTATGTGAGGTTTGTGCTGCATCCGCCAAAGAATGCGATTGTGCAGAAGATTTCATGGCGAGATAACCCGTGGTTTCCGCAGGTTTTGAAACAAGAAATGTTGGATCTGAAAGCCCGTGATCGCGATGCGTATTTGCATGTGTGGGAAGGGGAGTGCAGAAAGAGTCTGGAAGGCGCAGTTTATGCGGATGAACTTCGAGATTGCGCGGAAGAAGGTCGCATCACGCATGTGCCGCATCATTCTAGCTCTACTGTTAATCTTTATTGGGACTTGGGCAGGTCTGACAGCACATCAATTATTTTCGAGCAATATGTCGGAATGCAGCGGCGGGTTATTGATTTCTACGAGAACAGACTGAAGGGCCTCGATCATTACATTCATATTTTGCGTTCACGTCGAGGGTCAACTGGTGAGCTTTATGATTACGGAACGTGTTGGCTTCCGCATGATGCTCGCGCGAAAACGCTAGGTTCGAAAAAGTCTATCGAAGAACAAATGCGGGAAGCTGGGTTTCAAGTCCGCATTGTTCCAAGGTTGAGCAAGTTTGACGGGATTATCGCGGCGCGGAGTGTTTTTTCGACTTGTTGGTTTGACGCTTCGCGGTGTGAAAAAGGGCTGCTTCACGCCCTTCGCCATTATCATTATGAAGAAAACACTACGACTGAAACACTTTCAAATGAGCCTGTGCATGACTGGTCATCTCACGCAGCAGATGCTTTTCGCTATATGGCAATCGCATCGAGTGAGGGGTCGAGTGATGGGCGGTCGCGTAGGATAGCCGGGGCGCTTAAAAAACAAAGCGGCTTCATGGGCACAATTCAAGGTTTGGGCGAAAGCCTGGGATGGATGGGATAAATGGCACGGCAAGCAGTTGACAGCGATAAGTTCCAGAAGGTTCTGAAAAGAGCGCAGGAACGCTTTAAGCGGTGCGAAGCGTGGGAAAGCTATGCCCGCCGTTTGTTCATGGACGACATTCGTTTTGCGAATGCTGACGCTGACAACAAATACCAGTGGCCGACGCGCATGTGGAATGATCGCCAGCGCGATGAACGTCCTGCACTAACCATCAACAAAACACGTCAGCATAATCTGAACATCATCAATGATGCGAAGATGAATAAGCCGAGCATTAAATATCGCGCGGCTGGAAACGGCGCGACTTCCGAAAGCGCCCGGATTTGGGATGGAATTGCTCGTCATATTGAATACCAGTCGAATGCTGCCGCGCATTACGATTACGCTACCCGCTTTCAGGTTGAGGCAGGTATTGGCTATTTGCGGGTCAATACAGACTACGTGGATGAAAATTCGTTCGATCAGGAAATTTACATCACGAGTATCGCGGACCCGCTGACGGTTTACATCGACCCGGATGCAAAGGCTCCGGCGAAAGAAGATATGCGCTTTGCATTTATCTTTGAGGACATGCCGAAAGAAGTTTTTGACCAGAAATATCCGCAGTATAAGCAGTATGCTGGACAGGAATTGCTTGTGGCGGAAAAAGGTTGGCTTGACGCAGATCATGTGCGTGTTGCGGAATATTTTGAAGCTGAAGATGTCGATGATGAATTGCTGCTGTTCGATGGGCCGGACGGGCAGCCGATGACGCTCATGGCGTCGGATTTGCGGAAAGTCGATCCGAAAAACCCGATCTTTGATGATCCGCAGACGCGCAAACGACCAGTCACTCGTCGTAACATCCATTATCATTTCATCGTCGGAAACCATATCGTTCAAGAAGAAGAAAAGATTTGGGCTGGAAAAGCAATTCCGATCATTCCTGTGGTTGGAGAAGAAGTGATTATTGAAGGGCGGATGGATCGCAAGGGGCATACCCGTGCGCTGAAAGACCCCCAAAGAATGTATAATTACTGGGCATCTGCCGCAGTCGAATATGGGGCCTTGCAGTCCAAAACTCCGTGGATCGTCGGAGTGGAAAGCGTAGAAGGCTTTGAAGAATATTGGGCTACGGCTAATCGCCAAAATCACGCTTACCTTCCTTATAAATCTGTTGGAGATGATGGTAAGCCTTTGCCTCCACCTGCTCGTGTGGAACCACCTGTGCCGTCGCCGGTCGCGCTGAAAGGCATGGAAGTGGCGAATGTTGAAATGCAGATGGTTTCCGGGCAATATGAAAACCAACTGGGGCAGCAGGGAAATGAGCGGACAGGGAAGGCGATTGCGGAAAGGCAGCGACAGGGCGACCGCGCTACCTATCATTTTATCGACCATCTGGCAGTTGCTATTCGGCAGGTAGGTAAGATCATTCTTGATCTTGTGCCTAAGGTGTATGACACCCAGCGTGTTGTGATGATACTTGCGGAGAATAACGAAAGTCTGGAAGTTAAACTCGATCCGCAGTTGAAACAAGTTCACATGCTGGAATTGAATGAGAATAATGAAGTCATTGGCAGGGTGTTGAACCCTGCTATTGGCAATTATGAAGTTATGGCAGATGTTGGTCCGGGGTATGCGACGAGACGGGAAGAAGCGTTTAACGCGCTTACACTGATCTTAACGCAGAACCCTGGCTTGACCAGCATTATTGGCGATATCATGTTCCGTGCTGGCGACTTCCCGATGGCGGAAGAAGCGGCAGAGCGTTTGAAACGTATGGTGCCTCCGCAGGCTTTGGGCCAAGGTCCATCGCAAAACGAGCAGATGATGGCAATGCAGTTGCAGCAGATGCAACAAGCGTTGCAAGCTACTATGGACGAACTTGCCAAGGAAAAGGGCAAGTCGCAAGCACGTTTGGAAAAGCGCGAAGTCGAGGTTTACGACGCGATCACCAAACGGCTCGACATCCTGCTCAAAAACTCTGGCCTTACGCAGCCGCAGACGGCACTTGTTGCGGACGAGGCAGTTCGCGAAAGCCAAGACGTTCCGATCAGCGATACTTACGAGGGGCACGAAGACGAGATGCCTGGACGGCAGATGTCGCTAGATTTAGAAGATCACGAAATTCCGCCCGGAGGAATGCGCGCTCCGAATGGTGAAGTATTTGCGCCACACCCGCAGATGCCGGGAGTGCTGGCCAGAGTGACGAAGGAGATTTGATATGGCTCGTGACCGCAAAAGAGAAGCCTTTGAAGCTGGCTTGCAAAACCCGCTAATCGGTGACATTGGGCCGCTCCAGCGTCTTTATGGCACGGTTTCGGCCATTGGTGAGGAGTTGGGCGGGGGCGATATGGGAACGCCTTTCGGCCAGCGTTTTGCCGAGCGTCAACGTGCGACCAAAGCGGAAGTGAAGCGGCTGCAAGAGTTGCGGAAAGCTCATCCGGAAGAATTTGGGCGCGGGCAGATGTTTGCTCAAGAACAGGCCGATCCGTATATGTTGGGCCTTGGTGTTGGCTCAATGGGTGCGATGCGGCCAATGATGGGCGCTACCAGCTATACCCCACTGGAAGGTGAAGCCCCTGCAGGAATAAGGGCGCTTCCAGCTCCTGCACAAAGAATGCTTGCGGGTCCGCAGGCTGCGCCGGAAGCTGCTTATTATCGCAGCGTTCCGCCGGAAATGGGCACGTCACCTGGCCCGATGAATGCGTTCAATCAGAATATGTATGGATTGACGACGAACAGATACGGGGCGCGTGGTTATGCGCCGGAAATGGCTGTTACGGATTATGAGTCGTATGGTCCGATGGCTGGAAGGACAAGCCCGGAAACATGGGGCCGCCCGTTAAGCAAGTTTGATGAAAACATGCTGGCGGCTTATCGTCAGGGCCGCTATAACCGTATGGGCGAACGGCCTACTCCGATGGGCGGCGATTATACGCTGGAAGAACTTGGTAGTGCGGTTGCGCCGTATCGTCAGGGCGGGCTGGTTTATGAACCTGTTGGTCCGCAAGGTGCGGCTCC